TCTTTTGATTTTGCAAAAGACTATGAAAATTAAAAAATAAATAAATTTGTTGTTTTAGTTAATCAAAATCTTCTTCTGATGATTCTTTCTCTTCACTTTATTCTTCATCAGTTTCAGATTTTTCATCACTTTTTTTTGCCATTTGTTTTTATCTCCATTACATACAAAACTTCCCTATCTTCACCTCTGACTTTCTGTTTTGTAGGCTCGTCCCATTCTCCAACCTTATTAATCCATTTATCCATATCGTAGCCCCACATATTAGCCATAGCTTTTTGGCTTGTTTTGTTTGCGTAATAATCCAATTCTGCTCCGTCTGTTAATCTCACAAAGATTACTAACTTTTCTTTCTGTGCTTCTGGGTTATCTAAATCTGCACTATTTTCATATCTCGGAGCTTTAAGAATTGTAAAGTGTCTGTCTTTTAAAGACTTAACATATTCTCCACTTACAGCGACGCCTTTTAATAAATTTGCCATTTGTTTTACCTCCTGTTTGATTTAATTAGATTTTCCTTTGCTGATTTCTCAACAAGAAAAATTATGAAGTTGTGCCAATTCAAATTAGAAATTTCTTTAACTTTGATAATCTTTTTAAATTCTTTATCCTCAAAACTTAATCTTAATTCTTTCATTTTTTTATACCTCTTGCTATATCTATTATGCTATGAGGTTCTTTATCTTTGTTTTCTATTAACCACTTTATTATCTTTTCTCTCATGCTCCATTTTATTTCTTCCATAATATACTCACTCACTCACACTTTAAATACTTTTCGGTAATGTCCATGTCTCATTCTTTCTATATAACTTTCTCCGTGTCTATTTGCAGCTTCTCCGATTGTTTCTAAATAAATTAAAATATCTCTTCTTAATCTTCTTAATTCAGCTATTTTTATTATTTCCTCGTCGGTTAATAAATCTAATTCTTCTAATCTTGTTCTTGCCATTTTAAGTTTTCATTATGTAAGCCAAAGCATAATAAGGATTGAGATGGTTTGTTGTGCTTAATGCTGCTGTTCCGAAATTTGTTGTTCCTGATGTAGTCACGCTTGTTGAAATAAAATCATAGTTTCCAGTTCCTAATGAATCTATTAAAGTAATTCCCCCATCTAATTGGCTTGTTCCTGTAAAAGTTGCGCTATGTGTATGCCCGCTATCTGTATGTGTATGACTTACATTTCCCCCACTTATAGTTAAACTTCCTGAAACATTTGTTTTAGCTATTCCTGAATCATCTTGTTTTGCCCCAACGATAAACTTATCTCTTAAATCAGGAGTTCCGTTTGAGCCATTACATAAAACCCAACCTGATGGAATTGTAGCTATTGTTCCGCTCCAAAGAATTATCATGCCAGTAGTAAACCCCACGCCTGAAATTGTCACTATTCCCGCATCTGAAATAGTAATAGCCGAGCTTGCCCTTATCTTCTTTCCTGAGGCAATTAGAACGCCGTTATCAGCTTCTATGTCTACATCTGAAGTATTTATTGGTATTCCCATAAAGTCTCCTCATAATGTCTAGAAATCAAAATATATAAATCTTATTAAGTTTGTGTGTTTGTAATCTTGTAAACTGCCTTTGGGTTTGTTAACTGTGTAACTCCTAACTCAAAACTTCTTATTGTGTATTTTATCCCTGCGTCTGGAATTGTTACAGTTGTCAAAGGAACAGCTTCTTTCCAAGTTGCAGCTTCACCACCAACAATTATTAAGGCTTGGTCAGCTGTAACTGAATTTGAAACAACAACTTTTAAACCCATGTAAGTCCCTACTCTTCCGTTTCCTAGTATTTCCTCTGCTATTCTAGGAGCTTGTGCACCTTTTGAGTATGTCCATGCTTGAAGGCTTGCGTAATCATGTGGGGAAAGCAAAATAAAGGAATTACCGTCTACATTATAGTTAAATTCTCCTATTGCTTCTTTTCCTCTTGCCACATCTAAAGCAATATCAACATTAGTATAAGTTGAAGCGTCCCATGCAGCAGTAGAAGCACCGCTTAAAATACTACTAGCTGTTGCAGAAATTACGGAGTATATTTGGTCATCAACAGATTTAGCAACAGCTCTAGCAATTCTTAAAAGTGTTCTTGCTACAACATCAATATTATCTAGAAGTGCATCTTCCCAAGAAACTATGCCTTCCATTCCGTATTTATCAATATAAGATGATTGTTTTGTCCAATTAGGCTCTCCATGTGGGAAAGCTGCCAATCTTGGTACTCCTCTAATTGTAGAGCCAACTCCCATAGCTGTCAATTCTGTTGAATCTTCTTGATAATAGCTCTCAATCCAGCCATTAGCTCTTGAAACTGTGCATACTTGTTTAAGTCTATATTCTTGTAAAGCGAAACCTTTTACAACACTATCTACTACTTCTGCTCTTAAATCTGCTTGTCCAGTTGTATCTCCCATTTTATGTTCTCACCCTTACTACAATTCTTTCACCTGAATTTGCACCCTCTAAAGCAATACCTAAAACTCTACCTAAATCTGTGTCACCTGATTTAGCAGTTGCAATAACATTAACTCCTGAAATTGTCACAGGGTCTCCAGCTGTTATCGTTGAATTTGTAGCCGTTACAATATCAAAAAGTCCATTTGTATAAACAGGAATAGAAGTTTTGCCATCATTAGCAACTTTTTCTTGAGCTGCAACTCCAGCAGGAGTTTGCAATCCTAAATTAGAAGCTCCTGAAACTAGACGAGGGTCAAGAAACCAAAGCAAAGAACCTTTTTCAATAGTATTTCCATCTGCACAAGTATATCTTATTGGGTCGCCCCCATTTCCGAGAAGTTCTACAATCTCCGCTTCATTAGCCATAAGATAATAGAATAAATAAACTATTTAAATTTTTCGGTGTGGCGATTAACTCTCAATTTTCTCCTAATTTCTCTTTGAAACGGATTATAAATGTTATTTATTTCGTTTTCTAAGTCTATAAGTCTATATTTATACCACAACCAACCGAGAATAAAACAGAAAATTATATAAAAAACTCCTATAATTAATAAATATTTAAAATCAATATTTTCAGATAAAGAGTAAAAACCAAAGATAGCAATTATATATTTCATATAGTTTGTCAAAGACAAACCTCTATCAAAATATGCTTTTAATAAAAGAAGTTTAAAAACTTTCTTTTTTAAAAGTTTTCTCATAACATCTCCGTTCCGTTTTGGTATCTGTCTTTCTTAACCCCAATTCCTACAATCTCCATGTGTTGTTTAGTAACAGGAAAAATATGTTCTTGTTTATATTCAGGTATAGCTTCTATTTTTAATATCTTTCTTATCATTAAAACCATTTTGTTTTGCCATGTGTATTGTGGTTTTCCCTCGCCTTTTCCTAGAATAGAATTTAAAACTAAATCGCTGTGTTGCTCAGGATAAACAATTTCCCAAAGCTGAATAGGTCTAACTGCAACCTGGACTAAATGTGTTCCTTTCTTTAATCCAAAATCACCCTCTTTTTCATTTTCCCAGGTTAAATATTTGCCTTGCAATTCTGTTATGAATTGGTCAACATGATTTTTAACTCCTCGAGTTATTATATAAAGGTGCATTGAAAACACAGCCTCCTACATTTTCTTTGTATTGCCAAATTCCCACAGCAAGAATATTAGCTGAAATATTTAACATTGAAGAAGTATCAATTCCATGACTTTCCATTATCTTAAATGTTGTTTTAACTCCCCAATTTAAAGCAGAAGTAAAACCAATCCCATAACCAACCATATAAGCAATTAAAACAGAAATTATTAATAAAGCCACAACTTTAAAATTTAAGATTTTCTTTAATTCTTCGTCCATTTTACCTCTTTAAAGCATTAAGATATTTATTAGCTGCTTCTTGTATTTTCTGTGCTTCTGTTGGTGGTGCTTGTCCAGCCATAGCTTGTCCTCTTACCATTAATTCAGCCATAGCTTTGTCTAGCATTTGAGCAGATTTCTTAGCCTCGTTGTTTGCCTTTTCTAATTGCTCAACTAATTTTTTCGCTTCATCAAATTGCGGAAAGCTAGAAATATCTTGTTTAGCTTCTTCTTTTGGTTCTTCAGTTTTAATTTCTTCATCAGCCATTAATTACTCACTCACTCATAGTATTTAAATCTTTCTACAAGAACTTAAAGACTTTCTTGGAATATTCACTTTCTTGTGAAGTCCAATAATCTTTAAATTTTGTGATTAAAACAATTAAAGAAGCAGCAGCACTTATAATTAATTCTATCCTTGTAATGTTTCCATCAGCAAAAGCACCAACAAAAACTAAGCCTCCTGCTAATACTGAATTAATTAAATTCCATATAATCTCATTTTTATTTTCTTCAAATATATTTTTCATTTTTGGTCTTTTGTAGGATTAACCCCCATTGTTGTTAATGAACTTTCTTTTTTTTGATTACTTATTAAATCGGGTTCTATTGATGCTGGGAAAACCAAATTAATTTCTATTCCTAATTGTGCTTTTAATGTATCTTGTATAAATAATTGATTATGCTCAATCATTTGTTGGAAAGCAAGATAAATTATTTTACTTGTTGCTTCTGTTGTTTCTTCACCCCAACCCATAATAACCTCAGGCACTCCCTCAGCAATAATAAAAAACTTCTGCAATAATCTTAAATAAGGCAAAGGGTCTAATGTTGAATATTGAGGTATTGAAAGCCTATCTGAAAGTTTAACTGTGTCTTTTGGAATAAAAATATTTTCTTTGTATTTAAATGCTGTTTCTACTTTTGATTTAAAACTAGATATTTCTGATTCGTTATCTGTGTCTAATTCCCATATCTGAATTGGAGAAACATATCTGTGAAAAACTGTTTTTAAATCATCTAAAGCTTCATTTCTTGATAAAATTATAGTTGTTAATTTTTCTATTGTTGAAATTCCGTGTATCTCGTCGGCGATTCTATTCCATGCAAAATGTAAAATCTGGTTAGGTTGAAATATTATTTTTCCCCCATTAGCTGTATTTGATGTTTGCTCATATCTTGTAAGTATTCCAAATTTATCTACGACTATTGTTATTGAAGCTGGATTTAAAGGTTTTAAATTAATTAATCTTCCAGCTTTATCTTTAATTATTTCAGCATAAGAATCACCGCCGATTGTGTATGTTCTACACAAATTATAAAGTAATGAGTTAAAAGTATCTTTTCCAAAACCTTTTATTTTTGAAAGCATTTGTTTTGTTTTTTCGTCAGCTTCAAATCCTTTTCCTACTGTCCATCTAGCTTTTGCGTCCACAACTGCTTGAATTTCAGGGATTCCCCTATAATATCCATGCCATTTTGCCCACTCAGTTGTATATTTTGTTTCAATAAATCCAGTTGCTCCATCTGTGTTTCTTGTAGAAACTGAATAATCTATCATAGAATTTGTTAAATCACTTGTATTTGCTGAACTTATGCTTTGTTGAGCCATGTTAAATCATGTGAAAACTTGTTAATAAATCTTTTTATTTTGTGAAAATTAAGCATTTATCATGAAAGTCTGAACATCTTGCTCTTTTAGCTCATTTATCAGTCTTTCAGATTGATTATACAAATTATCTATTATTGCCTGTGCTTCTAGTCTTGAAGCATAACCAGCCATGCTATAATTAATAACCTTAATTGCTGCTAGATTTGACACAATTTCGCTTATGATTCCTTTTACATCATCATCTAAGGTTGCATATGCAGAAGTCCAATTCCTTCTAGTCCTAGCGTTTAAAATTCCCTCAGCTTGAAGAACAAAATTACTAACTGTTGCTATGTCCTTTGCTGTTGCATTTGCTCCACTTCCAGCCTTATTAATCACATCTTCATAAGTGCAAACAGCAGTTTTCCATTTTCCCCCCAAAACATAAAAATTAGCGTCAGCCAAATCATCAGAAGCGGTTACTAATGCCCATGTTTTCCCGTTATCATTACTTTGATAAGCATTTCCGCCTGAATAAGTAGAACTAGGAGAAGCATCATCACCTTGCCATCTATAATAATTTGCAGATGTCGCATCACTATGATAGATTACTAAAGCATATTTTCCGCTCGCATTTAAAGTTAAAAGTCCTGTGAAATTTGTGCAACTTACAAAAGTGCTACTCCCTGAAACAGATGCCGCCGTAACTGAACCTGACGCTAAAAGTTCCTCAGGTTTTAATGAACTTGTATTAACAGTCCAAACTTCAACTGACAAAGCAGCCGTAGGAGAGCCTGTTTTTAATAATTTTAATTGTGCTTCTTGAATTACAAAATCTTCATTTGTTCCTGTATTCCCAACGGTGAATGTTTGAGCTACATATCTCTTAGTTGTTGAAAATGTAGGATAATAAACTTCATCTGTAACATCATGAAATTCATAAATCTTTTTAGTCATATAAAATAAAAGAATAAAGAATTTTTATACTTTTCTATTTAGAAAATTTTTACTTTTTAACATAGAAAAGTTGACAGCCATCTTCAACATCAGCATAATCTACAAATATTTGATTTTTGTAGTTGCTGTTTTTTAAGAAATTCTCACAGCTTCTAGTTGATTTCAGGCTGTAAACAGTCTGATTCAAAGCCTTTTCCAAAGCTTCTTTTTCTAGTTTTGTTGTGGGTTTCTTGTATTTGAAGGTAGCTTTTCCTTCGCATTTGGCAGTTTCAAAAACAACTGTTTTAGCAGGCTCACATTTGACTGGTTGGCAAACTTCTTTAATTGTGTTAGTTTTTGTGACTTCCACAATTTTCTGAGGCATTGCTAGATAACCAATCAAAAGCCCTAAAACAAGAGCCGTTATGATTCCGCCATACAAAACAAAATTTTGTTTTTTCATGGTATTTTGATTAAGCTATGAATATTTTTAAGCCTTTCTGTTTTATGCACCATGTCGCTCTTACTAAAGCTTCTGTAATGTGAGTATAATTTCCATAAATCCTCAAAACTCTTTCTTGAGTGTATTGAAATTGAACAGAGGCTAAACTTCTTTTTATTTCAGGCATATCTATAATATCTATTTGTCCTTGTTCCATTAATACTAGAAGATTTGAATACAAATCTTCCTTTAAAAGTTTTGATTTTCTTTTTCCCTCTCTATCTATACTTTTTGAAGAATTATTAATTCCGATAACTTTTCTGCCTAAATCATCAATCAAAACATCTAAAACCCCTGCTCCTAGTCCGTTGTCATCAATAAAAATTCTTTTGAATAAAAATAATCTGTCTAATTCTTTAATTCTTCCTATTGTGTCAGTTAAAGATATTCTTGTTGTTGTAAGAACTTTTACAAGCTTTATTCTGTCATCATTTTGCATTTCAACAACACAAAAAGCATTTTCATCACCGCCATATCTTGCAACATCAACTCCAAGATAATAAGATTTTCCTTTGTTAAAATCTCTTTTATAATTCCAGCTCATAAAATTACTTCTTTCTTTTATTAATTGTGTGCTGAAAAATTGTGTAAATTCTTCTACAAATTCCCCTAAATATTCTTGTGCATATTGCATTTTTGTTAAACGCTTTTTCTCTTTGGCTAGAAATTCTTTTGGTATTCTAGGACAATTTTCAGAGTTTAATGCAAATTGCTTAAATGCTGAATCTCCGAAAGTGTGATAGAAATATCCCCCTTTTCCAAAAGGAGTAGATAAAAGTATTATTTTTCCTTTAGTGACTGCAAGCATAGGAATGACTGCAACCCATACAGGCTCAGAGATAAACGCTGCTTCGTCTGCAATTAATAAATCTACACTAAAACCTCTAATTGCGTATCCTGTTCTTCCTGCTGGAACACAATAAATCCTCGTGCCATTTAAAAGAGTGATTCTTGTAAGTGTTGGCTCATTTTTCCAATCTATCGCATCTTCAAAGTATTCTACAAAGAAACTCTTTATTTTTTCAAATAAAAGTGATGATTGTCTTTGTGAGGCTGCTATAACTAGAATACACTTATTTTCATGTTCTAAGGCATAGAAACCAGCTTTTAATGAAACAGCTAGGCTTTTGCCGACTTGACGCCCTGCTCGTATTGTAATGCTTTTCTCTTCTTCTTCCAATAGATTCTGTTGCCATTTGTCAAGCTTCAAGCCCATCTTGTTTTGGCAGAATGTTATTTTTTCTTGTATGTTCATTTTTTGGCGGAAAAATTTAAAGGGGAGGCTTGAATATTTGTTTTTATTTTTTGAAATTCGCTAATTTATTTTTGTTTTTGTTTGTTTTTATTTGTTTTTGTTTTAATTTGTTTGAAATTGTTTTTATTTGTTTCAATATTTAATATTTGTTTTATTTGTTTTTATTTCTTTTTGTTTTTGTTTAAATCTTTAAAAGTTTTAATTTCTTTTTAAATTGTTTTGAATTTCTTTAATTTGTTTGAAATTATCTGAATTTATTTTAAATTGTTTGAATTTATTTGAATTTGTTTGAAATTATCTGAATTTATTTTAAATTGTTTGAATTTATTTGAATTTGTTTTATTTTATTTAAGTTTTCTAAATTTGTTTGAAATTGTTTTGAATTTCTTTTATTTTCTTTAACTTTTTCAAATTGATTTTATTTTTTATTTCTTTTTTTGAAATTTCAAAAGCTTTTTCTGAATATTTTGCTAAATCTTCTGGATTTTTTAAATTTATATTTTTTTGTTCAATTTCTAATTTTTTCATGAAAGTTTTATTATTTTTTAATTCAATGATTTTATCTGAGATTAATTTGTTTATTTTTGTTTCAGACTTGCGAATTTTGTTTTTAAATCTCCGATTTTTTCTTTTATCAAACTTTTTTATTTTTTTCATGTTTTATGGAATTAAAATTCCAACTCCTGATTTTTCTTGTAATTCTTGAAACTTTAATGATAATTCTTCAAAGTTTAATTTGAAATTTTGCATTTTTCTGTATAGATTCAAATTATTATCATAATCTTTTTCTCCACGCTCAGCTAACAAAAGTGAAATTCCTGTACGAATTGCTTCTGAAAAAGAAATATTATGTTTTAAACATAAATCATAGAACTCAGGAGAAATAGTTACCGAAGTTGTAACTTTTGGATTACCTGATTTTTGTTTACCCATTTTTTTATTTTTCCTCCTTTCATTATTATATATTATTTAATTGATTATCATTAGTATTTGTATTTTATATATATATTATTTATAAACTATCTTTCTCTCTCTCTCTCTCTATGAATAATATATGTTATTGATATTTATAAATCTTTCTATTTAACATGATTTTTCCTAGATTTTAGCGGATTTTGTTTAAAATTTCCCCAGCCGAGCGAAGCGAGGCTTGGTGAGCCGAGCCAAAAGCTCTAAAAACTCCACGAGCCTTTTGGGCGAGTGAGTTTTTACAGCTTTTCGGTGAGGCGATTAATTAATCCCAGCCGCACTTTTGCGGCTGGACTTTTGTTTTCTAAAGCGAGCGAAGTCGAGAGCCGAGAAGCGAAGCCTCGCAGGCGTCAACATAAGCGAGCTTTTATATTAATCACTCCAACCCCCCAGCATCGGCTTTAGCCAGAGCTGAGGGCTGGGTGGGGCAATATCATTAATCCTGCAATTCTGCCCCATTAGCCTCTAATAAGGCAGAATTGCGTAGTGAAATTATTGATTACGGCCGTAGTAGTGTGTTCGCTTTAAAAGTCTTCTGTCATGTAGTCGCTTGATATTCTGAATTGATGTCTGTTTAATCTCTTGAGCCAACCCAGCTCATTTAAAGCTTCTATGTATACCTTAATTGTTCTTTTATCGATTCCTGCTATTGTGTAAATCACTATTTTAACCTGTTTAAAACTCACTATTTTTTTTTCATCAGCTCTTAATGTTAAAAGTTGCATCATTCTTTTCATCTTGTTTATTGCTGATTCCATTCGTTTTAAACTCCTCTAGTTTTCTGTTTCCTTTTCTCCTTTGTTTTTCTAAATCTTCCCATGATGTTATATTCTTTCTTGGAAAATATTTTTTTCTCATTTTCTTATTGATTATTAAAAAAGCTGGGGACTTTCACCCCAGCTTCTTAGATGAAAACTTTCTTTTGATTTTGCAAAAGACTATGAAAATTAAAAAATAAATAAATTTGTTGTTTTAGTTAATCAAAATCTTCTTCTGATGATTCTTTCTCTTCACTTT